CATTTATAGCGCCATTTCTTCCTGCCATTCTGGTTGTTGGTGGGTTAGCTGCCGCAATCGGTCTTTTATATGATGACTACAAAACATGGGCGGAGGGTGGTGATTCCCTGTTTAAATGGGAAAAATTTATAAAATATTTCACCGATACCGAGTTTTCCGTGGAGAATCTAAAAAATGCTTTCGCCGATCTGGTTACTGGGTATAAATCATGGGATGAAGCCGTTGCAGCAGGAAAAGCATGGTTTGAGCAAAAAGGCTTTATTAAAGATGGTAAAGTAACCGTAGAATCACTTGCTACCGGCTTTAAAAACCTTGCTAAAGATATTTACGAGGACGCCTTACCGGCACTCAGAAGATTTGGTGAAATCATTGAAGCGTTACTCGAAGGTGATTTTAGCAAAGCAATTGAGCTTGTCGGCTTATCCGCTGATGACGTACAAAAATTCGCCAAAGATAAAGGCGGTATTTTTGGTAACATGGCTTCTGGCGGGATTGAGTTTGGTAAGGGTATTTTTAACGCCGGCTCCCTTTTGCTTGATGGCGAATTCAATAAGGCTTTAGATACACTGAGCAATTCAGGCGAGAAAGCGGCTGTTGATATTGGTAAAGCGATTGATGCAGCAACAGATAACGTTATACGTTTTTTCGATATCTATAGTGGGCACGATCCGGATAGTGAAGCATCTCTCACTCAAATGAAAAAAACAGGTGCCATTTATAACACTGAAGGTGCGATTGGAATTCCGAGAGTTGATGAAAATGGTAATATTATCAATCGACAATCCACACTAACCGGATCGGCAGAAATGCTTGCTCAGGCCATTTCTCATGGGGAAGGCGGTTACAGTTCGGTTAATCGAGGGTTGGTGAACGGTGTGAATTTAGGTTCTTACGAGGAAGACTTAAGCAAATTAACCGTAGATGAGATTTTGGCGAGAAATAAACTACCAACCGATGATCCAAGACGAATGAACGCAGTCGGTCGTTATCAAATTATCAACAGTACATTGAGAGATTTGAAAAAAAATATGGGATTATCCGGAAATGAGTTATTTACGCCAGAGTTGCAAGATAAAATGTTTCTCGAACTGTTACCTAAATCAGCTAAAGGATATATTAACGGCAAACATAACGATAAAATTTCTGCAATGACAGACGTATCCAAAGTATGGGCTTCTGTTGGTGTTCCGGTAGCTATGCAGGGCAAGCATAGAATGGTTCAGCCCGGTGAAAGCTATTACGCTGGAGATGGCGGGAACAAAGCTAATGCCAAGTCAATACAGCTTGTTTCTTCTGCTTTGGATCATAATAGAAATAACCAAGGATACAAGCTTGATCTAAATCAACCCATAGGAGGATACACTGTCGCTAACGCGGTTCAGTCCACGGAAACTGCCAGAAATACGATGATGAGTTACGCGCAACCGCAAAATATTACCAATAATCAACGCACAGAGGTTGTAATTAACGGTGGAGTGAATGTACAATCTTCTGCAAATACAATTGCAGGGACGACCGCCGATGCCGCGTTAGGCATTCAGCAGCGGTTTAATGTGTTCGCTTACAATAATGGGATTGGTTGATTATGAAATTAAATAAAATAGGTCTGTCATTATTTATTTTTCTTGCATCATTTAACTCCTATTCCATTAATTTTAATTATGATGTCCTTGATAATCCAAAGTATTATGAAATGCCAGCAGATATAAGAGGTGAAGTTAAGGAACGCTCCCTTAATGAAATGAGAAACGCGACCATAAGCTCTATGGAAAATAGAGTTTTTGAAGAGTGTAATCTTGCCTCTGATATTATGGGTTATATGTACGATGTGAGAATGCAAGAACATTCTGGTGCGATATCTAAAAGTAATGCAAATGAGCAGATCTTTGAACTCATAAGCCAAGCCCCATATAGATGGATTTCATTCTATGATTTCCCTATGGGGTTTGGTATTTACCGGACATTTGATCAAATTATAAAATTGGCTATCCAAAATGGCGTTGATAGATATCACGCCGTTGATCGGGTTTTAACCGCATGTAAAAGACAGATTAATTTTTCAAAATATTTATTATTATTATCTGATAACGATTTAACCCCAAAAAATATCAAGCTTCCAAGTTTAAACGGATTGAAAGATAAGACTGAAAACTCACTTTTACCTCTATTAACCAATACGGCACCCAATAACTCAAAATATATATCAAAAGATAAAATAAAGTTGTTGGATATGAAACCTGAAAACTATTTTGTTGCAATAACATTAATAAGCGATGATATAAAAAGCAATCTGAAATCACAAAATAGAGATAATTGGCTTTTATATGGATTGCTATTGTCTAGAAAATTAGATGACTTTTTTAATTATACTCAAAATGGCGGTAAGAATGACGATTATTATGAATTATTATTTTTATCAAAATTAATACCGTTAGATTATAGCATATATCAAAAATTAGTATTTTACCCAGATTCTGTTATGAAAGTAGAGCCATTAGATATAATAAATAAATTAAACTCTACTAATGATGGTAAAGAAAAATTAAAAAAATCACTAGAGTTCTTTAAGGATTACCTTAAAGCAAAATAATACACCATTGATAATGATGCGATTTTTACTTGGGTATCAGGCGATATAATTCTTGGAATTTTCTTATTCCTAACCAGACAAAAAAACTAACCACTAAAACCCCGTTTACAAAATGGTTTTTTTACTTTATATTGTGTTTCAAGGCTCGTAACCTTTACCAAAAGCGGTAAGTCCGCACCCGACAGCATAGCGGTTTTTTTATGCGTAAAATTTGTGATCTCGTTTAGTTTTATTGCCATTAAGACTTAACACGCATAAATCCAATTTCATCTATGCCGAGCGGGTGACTAATACAATACCCGCAAGGGGAATACGTCCAGCTGACTTTTGGCAACCTTCGAACCACACGCTATACGGCTTAAAGTGCGGTAGAATTTGATTTCGTTTTTAGTCAGCGCAAGCAATTTCTTGTCAAGATAAAACTTTTCATCTATCATTCGATACAGTTTGAACTATTTCAATCACTGTTATTTAACCTTTAATAGCACATAAATTTACCCGTCCACTTCATTTTTGGTGAGTGTTTTTATGTTGATTAGAGAAATGTGTTAGATAAAAAGAAGGCTTATAATGTCTAATAAAAAGTGTAATGTATTCACCTCAAATTTTGGCACACTCCCTTTGCGGTTTACCCTTAAGGACGGTGAACTCTTTGTATCAAAATCAGATTTAACAAAGATTTTCTATGAATTTTACCCTTCAGATTATCGCTATATTGTTGAAAAACTGATGAATAAAGGCATTACACAAATTATCGGCGATAAATCCGACGTGGTTTCAGTGGTGATTGGAGAATCTAAAATTGGTGCGGCAATTCATTTTCACGCTGTTGGTAATTTGCTTCATGCTTATAGTGAATTGATTGATGTCGATGATGAAATCCTGCGTAGTGCTGCATTCCAAGTTAGCACCTTTACAACGTGGTACATTGGAACTTTATCAAAAGCCAATAATTATTTCGGCATAACCATTGAGGATACGCTCATGTCAGTGAAGAAACGCTTGGATAGAATCAATCCGCCTTATGTCGTGGAAGTGATGTATGATGTAGAAGATAACATCCCCGCGTGGATTGGCACGTGCGATAAGTTGCATCTTGTCACTGAAGGCCGCACCTATGAAGAATTGCAACAACGCGTGTGGGAAATTGCACCTGAAATGCACGAATTACAAGGTTATGGCAGTGAAAGTGATAATATCCGCCTTGCTTTTATCCAAACTGAAAGCCACGCAGATTTCCAACGTTTGGAGATGTAACGATGGGCAGTGGGTATTACGATCAACTTATAAAAATACTCAAGCAATATGGTTGCACATTCTTACGTCAGGGAAAGGGCAGCCATGAAATTTGGAACAGCCCAATTACTCAAAAACCTTTCCCTGTTGCTTATACTATTACCAACCGCCACACAGCAAATGGCATTTTAAAACAAGCTGGAATTGATTTTAAAATCTAATTGACAGTCTTTCGATAAATCAATACACTTTCTATTAAGGTGTCGAAACCTTAAAAAGCGGCGGTCATCCGCACCCGACAGCATAGCGGTT